CCTGTCGCTTCGAGAACGGACTGGATGACAGGCATTGCCCGATCCAAGAAACCGGCGAGCCGTTTGGGGTCACCGGATTTCAGGTCCGCGCCGAGTTTGAACAAATCGGCAACCTCGCGGTCAACCAGATTGCTCGTCTCCATGAACTGCCGGATTTGCCGGTAGTTACCGGCGTCCGTGCGCAGATCATCGGCGTCACGACGTGCTTCGTTGCGCTGTGCAAGTAGGCTCTGGACCCGCTTCAAGGTCTTTGGCTTTAGGGCCGAAAGTTCCTCGTCTGTCGGGTCCGCAAGTTCCTCGCCGGAACCATCTTTTTCGACGGCTCCATTGGACTTTTCCGCCGGGGACTTCTTCGTCTTGTCGCCCATTTCGTCCGGGGTGAACATTTCCGTCTGGTCGTCGCCAGCATCGGGGTCGGGTTCACCGTCATCGGGCTTTTTGAGCGCCGCCGAAATCGCTTCTTCCATCGAGTTCGGCGTGGACGTGTCAGACTGTTCTGCGGGGTCCGGTCCGCTGGACGATTGCGGGTCCGAAGTAATCTCCGGGGCGTCCTGCTCGTTTGTCACGTCCCGGTTTACGTCCGGGTCCGTGGCGGTCGGCGAAACCGCTTCAAACGTTTCATCGCCAGAAATCTGTTCCAAAAAGGGTTCTCCTAGTCAGCTTGGAAAGCTGCCATCAAAAGACCCGTTGTCCGTTTTGTCCGCAAGACAAAAAGACATTTTTTGGAGGGGAAATCTTGGTTTTTCTGACAAGGCTGGCAGAAATTTGCCAACCTTGTCAGAGGGTTAGGAAATTAGCCTTGTGGTGGGGCCATCATTGACGGGTCCGCCGGGCGTGGTGCTGCGTTCACCTGCGGGGCCTTCGGGTTCTCCCCGTTTGTCGCGCCCTTGTCGCCCTGGGCGTTGGGGTCGTTTGCCCCCGGAGCCATCTGTTGCAGGCGGTTCATCGACATGATCGACGGCAGCCCGGACGCGAACGCTTCCGAAATGTCGATGCGGTCGTCCATGCGCCGGACGATTTCGCGCGCCACCCATTCCGGGCTGACGCCGGGAAGCTGCATGAGCAGTGGTGCCAGTCGTTCGATGTTCTGGATTTCCTGTGCCTTGTTCGGGCGTCCAGTGCTGGCAGCTTCCACGTCCAGATAGATTTCCTTGGCAATTTCAGAACGCTTCAAGTCCGGCCATACCGCGCCGGGGCCGACAACCTGCCGGACAGTTTCCGTTGAGGTTTCCTGCAAGAGCACCTGCCCGCCGGAGCGGGCAAGGTCCGCCAAAAACTCGTCCAGATCATCAACGTTGCTCGACACCGCCGACATGCGGGAGCCTTCCGCGATGCTGGTTTCCGTCGCGGTTGCGCCGGACGTGCCGCCAAGGTTTGCTTCCTGCTGTCCAACAACCCGAAGAATATCTTCGAACGCCGGACCTGTGTCATACATGGCCGGGTCGATGGCCGGGCCTTGCCAGACTTGCAGCAAGTCCTGCACCTTTTCCTGCGGCTGCAATCCGTTCACTTCGATGACCGCATTGGCCCGGCAATTCTCGATCCGTTCGCGATCTTCTTCCTCTAACGCGCCACTGCGGGCGAACGTGCGCGGGCGATTGGCCCGGCGGTGTTCCCGCAAACCTTGGCGCGAACGGTTTAGCTCCATCTGCATGTCAAACATGAGGGACACGTCCGAAGGCGGGAACACCGTTTCCTCGTCGTAAACATCGTTGAACGTCAGGACGAACCACGGAAGGAACCGTTCAAGGTATACGTCCGGTTCGCCAGGCTCTTGGAGAAAATCCTTGTGGCCGTCGCAGATGACGTAAACCAGCCCGTCGTCGCGGTTGTATATCTCCCAAACGCAGAAATGCTCGTTGTCATTGTTGCCGTGCGGGGCGCTTGACGCTTCCGTGCGGGAATATTTTCCTTCGCCGGACTTGGCGTAGGCGGTCGCGCTGCGGCCTACGTCCACGTTGTAGGTCCGGGAAATGGCGTCCCTTGTGAGGAAGTATTCTTCCGCAACCCAGCCTGCGCCAACAAAGCCCCGAAGCTGGCGGACTGCCGGGTCCGGGATGATTGCCGTGCTGTTGGGGTAGCTGAAAACCAACCCTTCGCGGACCACGATTTCCTCGGACTGGTTCAGTGCCGCAATCGCCAACCGAAGTTGTTCGGCTTCGCTGCTGTCCGGGGCGACTTCACCGTCGGCCACGTCCGCGCTCAACTGCTCGATAGCGGCCAACTGGTTCGACATATCCCGAAGCTGGGTTTCTACTTCGGGGCGTTTCTGCATGACGCGCTGATAACCGAGTTTGACGTAACCGACGCCGGTCGTCAGGGTCCGGCGGACGGTCGCTTTCATTTGCAGCTTGAACGAAACCGGCTGTTCGTCAATTTCATGCGTGAACAGAAGTTCCAGCGTGCGGGCGATCTTGTCGTTTTGCTGGGTTGCCATGAGCGATTTCGTTGCATCCGCGAGGATTGGCATGGCCTGCGCGATTGCTACCGGGTCAGGTGCCATAGGCATACCTGTCAACGGGTCGGGGGCTGGCTGGACCGCCTGCATGGCCTGCTGCAAGGACGCCATGTTGCCGTCCCAAACGGTGTTACGAAGGCGCTCTTTGCGGCGGGCGATGATCTTCGGGTTCTTGCCGTAGATTGTCGCCGTGCGTTGATGAATGTGCCGGAGGGTGATGTTCGCGACGTAGCGCTCCCCACTCTCGTCCGTCAGCTTGTCCCAGGCGTATTCCGGCCACTGGCGTCCGGCGGAAACCGCCATGTCGCGCTCCATGCGCTTGAACGCCTTGTCCGTCCAATGTTGCCGGGCGTTGCGCACCATTTCGGACATTTTCGCCACGAGCGCCGCGCGCTGGACTGCCGGGTCCGGGGCTTCACGCTGGACCGTGCTGGTTTGCGTTTCTCCCGTGCCGAAATTCGGATGCGGCTCGATGCTCATTTCCGTGCCGACGATGTTCGTCAGAGCGTCAACTGCGTCGTTCATAGCGGGTGCCTTCGTTGCATTTGGTGGATTTCATATCAGACAAAACGGACACTCACCAGCCGCCAGTCTTGGCCTTGTTCTGTTGCCCGGATCGGGCGCGATTGAGCCACCAGCGGAACGTCCCTTCCTTGCCTTCTGTCGATGTGCGGCGCATGACGCTCGCACTGACCTGCTCGTTCAGGCCGAGGCCGATATATGCCAGCGCGTCCACAAAGTCGTCGTTTGCGCCGTGGGGGAATTTCAGGAGTTGGTCACGGGCGTCGGGCCACCAGTTTGCGCGCTGGGGGAAAAATACCTTTCCCATCGCCATGCGTCCCTGGATGGACTGCGCACGGGTTTTCTTGTCCACGGTCGGCGTCAGTTCAACGATGGAACAATACGTCCGTTCCTCGTGCATCCGCTTGCGCAGGAACGGGCCGATTGCTTTCGTGATTGCGCCGCGTTCAGCCCACCAATAGAGCGGCTTGTATTGGGCCATCAATTTTATCATCGCGTCCACGGTCTGGTCGGACGCCGCGTGTCGCCAGAACACGTCCGGCATAATGTAGATGTTGTCGTTCTCGTCCACGCCAACGGGAACCAACGCCGTCTTGTCCCGGTCCTGTTTGGTGCTCACCGCGTGGTCGCTGGCGACGTAGTATCGAAGGTTCCGAGGCAGTTGGTCCGGGCGGTAAGTCTGAATGTGTTCGGCTTGGAAAAACGCGCCTTGGTCCGTCGAAGGTCGGCCTTGATAGAGTGCTTGAAATCCCCGAGGGTCCATGCGCTGCTGGTTTTCAAGGAACGATTTTGGAAAGCGTTCCGGCCAAAGCGCTTCGCCAGGCTTGCGCCCCAACGGGTCGTTGTCCAGTGCCAGCGCCGGAAGGTCGATGACGGTCCAGCGAGCGGCTTCGGCGGGATCGTAATATGGGTTCGTCGGGTCCGTAAGGCGTCCGACAAGATCATCCTCGTGCCAGCGCGTCTGGATCAGGAGAATGAAGCTGTCCGTCGTCATCTGGCGGGTAGAGATTACCTGTGTGAACCACGTCCAAAGCTGGTCGCGGATCAGTCTGCTGTCGGCTTCCTGCCGGTCCTTGATGGGGTCGTCAATGACGATGCCGTGGCCGCCGCGCCCGGTAATCGAGCCGCCGCGCCCGACGAACGTAATCAGCCCGCCGCGCGTGGTTTCAAGCCGCTGTGATGCGACAGACCCGTCCCTGAGCGCGAAGTCCGGGAAAACCAGACTGTGCTCCGGTTGCTGCATTATGTCCCGAACCGCGCGGCCATTGTCGTTCGCGTATGTCTCGTTGTATGTGCCGAAGATCAACGACTGATCGGGGTGCTTCCCGGCGTGCCAGGCGATGAAACGCCTGGACGCCAGTTCGGTCTTGCCGTGACGCGGGCCGCAATTGATGATGACGCGCAAGGTCTTGCGCGCCTCAATGTCGTGGAGCGCTTTCGCAATGGCCTTGTGGTGCTTGGCCGCGTGGTAGCGGGAGTGCCGCACGTCGCCGGGGTGCTTGTAGTCCGGCATGGTCAGACCGGTGTAAGCGAGAACATCGTTCCGGGCTTCGTCAGCCGCGATCAGGCGGCGCAGGATGGACTTGCGCCTTGTCTGTGCATTTCTTGTCATTTGACCTACGGGGTGAAACGTGGAGTGGATAGCGGCAGGCGGTCAACCGCTTGGCGTAGCAAGCGCAGGTCCGTGCCGATTTCAGACAGGCGTTTCGTCTGTTCGACGCGCTCGTCAGTGATCTTCGTCATCGCCAGTTCAAATTGATCTTCAAGGCGGGACAGGCGGGCGTCCAAGTGTCCGATTTCCTTGGAATTGGCTTCCACGGTTCCTGTGAGCGTTTTCCACGCAACGAAAAGGCTGGCGACAATCGTGATGATTGACAGCAGGTTGCCTAGGGAAAATTCTTTCTTGAAACCAATGTGCGGCATTTTATTCGATCCTTCGCCGGAGCGGGTCGTAGAAGTTTTCGTTGCACCGGACAGTCCGAGAATTTTGGCGATCCAGCGCAGCGCGTTCCAAAGCCAGAGTGGTCCGCGCGTCCGCGCCGAGGACGAGCGGGGCGTGGGGTTCGGTCTTGCGGCAATCGGGCGGGAGGTCCGGGAGTTGGACGCGGGCTTGTGCCGTGCCTTTGGTTTCCGACGCGCGTTCAAGTGCGGCCCTTAGATTTTCGCAACCAGTCAATGTCACCGTCATCAAGAGCACAACTGCGGCCCTGTGTTTTGAGTTTCGTTTCATATTCGGCGTTCTCACGTTGCAGGTCCGCCAACGCTTGCGCGGCAGCCTTGTTGTCCTCGATCAGACGAGATTGAAACGCTTGCAGTGCGTCCCGCGCGGCAGCCAACTGCCGGGCATTTTCAACGAGCCGTGCGTTTGCCGCGTCCAGTTCTGTTTTGTGAACCAAATCCTTGACTGCCTCGCGGCGCACAAACGGGTCGTCAATCACCCGGTCATAGACGGACGTGGCCGTGAACGAGACGAACGCGCCAAGCACAACGCAAATCGCAGCGATGATCGTGGTCGGGTGCATCATCGGGACGCCACACCTTTCATGCACAGGTCGTGTTCTGCTTTGCGGCGCTTGACCAGGCCGGGAAGCCGGATGCCCTGTGCCTTGTCCCATCGCAGAATTTCCCGACAAGCGCCCGCAAGCTGTCCCGTGTTGGCCTTGCGTGCGAGGGTGGACCGACAGAACGCACCGGATCCGATGTTGTAGGCCAGCGAAACAAACGCGATGTAGCTGTCATCCGGGATGGCTGCCGCGTCACGCAAGCACCGGGGGTTGGAGATTTCCCGGTCAAATTCAATGAGCCTGTTCGCAAGCATGTCCTTGCATTCTTCGACGGACTTCTTGTCGCCCATCTTCACGCCGCGCGTTTCGCCAAAGCAGATCGTGGGGATGCCTACCGGGTCGCGGTAGGCATACGTCCGCAAACCTTCGAAGCCGCCGACGAGCACGACTAGCGAGGTCAGGACTTTGGTTGTGCGACTGAATTTTTTGAACATGGTCGTGGCCGTGGTTCGCTGTGTGTCGGGTCAACCGGCGAAATGGGTTTGAAGCTGTTCGGGTGTGGTGATCGTGCCGGAAGCAATCTGTTCGAGAGCGGAGGCTTCCATCTCGAAACAGTAAGCAACGTGTGCGGCCAGAGCGTCGGACAGCGTTACGATCTGCGTCGCGTTCAGTTCCGTGAAGGTGCCGCCCGTGGTCTTGAAGCTGGTTGTGAAAGAGGGGTCCGCGTCCGCGTTCATTCGCGCGCCCATGATGAGAATTTTGGACCTGTCGTCCGACATGATGGACACGCCGCCGATATTCACGCCGCCGATTTCGCGTTGCCAACGAAGTTCGGCGGCCCACTCTGCGAGCGTCTTTTCCGGTTCGGGGGCAGGGGGGATCGGCGGGGCCACCGAAATCGAATAGTCGCCGTTCGCCCAGCCATCCTCTGCGTAGACGTGTCCGAGGTCCGGGACGTGGACGTAGGTTCCGGGTAGAACGGTTTCGAGAACGGTTTCACCTTGCTTGAGTTGAAGCGTCACGGCGTGTTCTCCTTGAAATAGAAGCGGACGCGCAACCCGTCATCGCGCTCGGTGTCAGTGACGCCCGCCTTGCGGTAGCCGATCTTCTCAAAAAACGTGTGCTGACTACGGTCGCCGCCGCCTTGGCCCACGACGATCGCGATGATGCGCATGGTGTAGCCGCAGCGCCGGATTTCCTGATCCAGGACACGCGAAGCCGCAGGCGCGATTGCCTTGCCGCGATGTGATGCGGCAATGGCCGAATATGGCGTGAACAATACCAGCGATGTGTTCGCCCCGATCTTTTTCAGCCAAGGCGAAAGCTTATGGCCAAACGGAAAAACCCGGTTGAACGGACGTGACGCCGTGAAATAGACCAGCGCGTCTCCGTCAAACGCCGCGATGACCAGTGAATGAGGATCGCCCACGACTTCGCGGATCATCTTTGTTGCTTGCGCTTCCGGCAGGTCCAGGTTGTGCGGCGGACGTGCGAAATTCTCCCGAAGCAGTTCGACCATGCGAGGGGCGAAAACACGGATTTCCGTGCGTGTGAGGGCGCGAATATCCATGATCACCACCAGTCAATGATAATGCGGCCCGGCTGACCTGCCGCGCCACCGTTAGCCCCAGCGCCTCCACCCGCGCCGACTACTGCTGCGAGAGTGGCTTGGACCGCAGGCGCTCCGGCATCGGCACAGGCCCACGTCTTTTCAGAATAGCCGCCGCCCTGCCCACCGCCCGTAACGGTAGTAACTTGGTATGTGCTTTTGCCGCTGTTAACCGATGCCACCGAGCGCTCGCCGCGTGGCCCGCCGCCGGGGGCGGTTCCTTGAGCACCCGCAACATTGGTAGTGTCGGAAGCCACCCCCGCAGCCCCAGCGCCTCCACCCCCTTGCGCCGCCACACCCGCAGGAACAGGCAAGGGTGTGAAGCTGCCAGCGGTAACTTGATCTCCGTTTGGGCCGTTCGTTCCGTTGGTGTTTACCGACCCCCCACTAGCAACAGCCCTGCCGCTGCCCCCGCTTAGGTTCGGTGCACCGCCACCGCCTGTTACCTGAACGCCGTTAAACGATGTGTCTCCACCGTGGCCCCCGGCAAAATAGAAGCTGGTGTCGCTGATAACGGCACCAGCACTGCCCCCGGATGATCCCACCATGCGGACCCGAATGAAGTCATATTCCGGGACGATGAAATTGTTGGAACCGGCACTGTTGTAGGTAATGCTGCCCGGAACGACAACTTTCCCTCCGACGGCTTGCAGTGGAAACGGCATTACGGTTTCCTCTTGATTGTCGCGAAGCAGGCTTCGGGTGTGCGGACGATCGTGAGCACGGCCTTGTTGTTTGCCGTCGGCAAGGCGTCGCCGCCGACCGCATCGAAACCGGAAAAGACTTTCGTGCCGGACGCACCGGCGGCGGCGATAATGTCGATAACCATTGTGGACATTTCACCTGCCGTTGCGGCTGGGGCTGCAATGGTTCCCCCGCCCGCGCCGAGAGTGATTAGCCCGCCGTTGCCGTTAGCGAGCGATAGGTTGACCGTTCCGGTCGTGAGCGTGCCGTAGCTGAAACGTGACGCGCGGAAACCGCCAGTAAGATTTTCGCCCGCCTTTGCGACCTTGGTCGCAACAGCCGCATCGACCGAGGCGATGGAATACACCGACAACTTCGTCCGGGCAGCCGCAACGTTGGTCAGTTCGGAAAGATTGTTTGCGCCGACCATTTCGCCTTGGGGTCCGACCGGCCCGGTCGGACCCGTTGGACCTTGGACGCCTTGCGGACCTTGGACGCCTTGCGGACCTTGGTTGCCTTGCGGACCCTGTGCGCCTTGTGGTCCGACAATGTTGAACATCAGCACCCAAACGCTGGCCGACTTCTCATAAACGTCGCCGTCGTCATTGACGGCCAGATCGCCGTTCTGGCCGTTGGCGTTGTTGGGGACGCCTACGACGTAGCTGATCGACCGGCCCTGCGCGCCGGTTGCGCCCGTTGGGCCGGGGTCGCCTGCTGGGCCTTCGGCTCCCGTCGGTCCTACCGGGCCTTGGGGGCCATCCTCGCCCTGAATGCCTTGGATGCCTTGCGGGCCTTGAAGCCCCTGCGGTCCACGTCCGAAGGGGGTGGGGGCCGACCAGTCGCCGGTCGTGGCCGAGTTCTTGAAATAGATCACGCCATTGGTCGTGTCCAAGAACGAAAACCCGGCTGCCTCGTTGTCGTAGGCCGAGCGCGACGCGGCAGGCAAGGCTACGTCCGGGGTGAATGACTGACCGGCGACGCCTTGAACGCCCTGAATGCCTTGCACGCCCTGTGGACCTACCGCGCCCTGCGGGCCGGTATCGCCCTGCGGACCCGCCGGGCCTTGCGGACCTTGCGGACCAGTGTCGCCCTGTGGACCCTCCGCGTCGGCCAGAAGGTTCTCGATGGTTTCGAGCACGGCAGATGCAGCAATCTTGCCGTCGTCGGTGATTACCTGCCGGACAAAATCAATCGTGTCGCTGACCGCGAGATTGGTCCGGTCAAGTTCCGCGTCAACCGACGTGCCGGGCAGCGGCGACGTAGGCTGCGACACCTGACGGTCGGTGAACGAAAACATTCGGACGGGTTTTGTAGGGACGGGTTCGGGCATAGCGCTTGCAATCTGGGGCCGGTTTTGTCCGTTCTAGCGCCGGGCAAAACGGACATGCAAGCATTTTCACTCGGATTTCGTATGCTGCGGGGGGAGATTTGTCAGTCTTGTCAGAAAGTTAGAAAAATGCGCCGCTTTGTTGGGCGGCACTAGATAGGTTTCCGGGCGCGAGCCGGGCGAGGCCGGGGGGTGGGGTCGGCGGACGTGGGGTCCGGGCCGGACGCGGGCCGGACGCGGGCCGTTCGCTGAGCCTGGCGTTGCCTGGGTGAGAGGCACGGTCTTGCGTCCGATTGGTGGGGAATGCCCTGGCGTTTCTGGGGTGCGCTCCCCTGTATAGGGAGCGCGCGGGCCGAGTGTTTCAACGGGTTGCGGGGTTGTTGTGCTGGAAACTGGCGCGCGAGCGATGTTTTTCGGCGGTTCGGGGTCAGTCGCCGGTCGCTGCCAACTCGGCTTCCAGTTCGGCGCGTGTCATTTCGGCGAGCGGCTTGCCCTTTTCGGTGGCAGGCTTCGAATTGCGGCCCAGCGCGCCGACCAGTTCGAGCAATGTGCGCGCCGCTTGGACCTTGGCTGCCGCTGGCGCATTCTTGCTAACCATTTGTTGCCGCAGGATTTTTTTCGCCAGAGCCACGTCCCCTGCATCGGGTTCAAACGCGTCCTGATGGCTGTCGTCAGGCAGGACACCAAATTTTGAATTAACTGTTTGGTTAATTGTTGAATTAACTGGATTTTGGTTAATTGTTTTGCGGGTTCGCGGCTTCGTTGTGCGCATCGCTTGGCATCCTGTTTGCGGTCGTCGTGGTTTACCCCGGTTGCGCTCGTGCAGGCAAAGAAAAAAGCCGGGCGATTGCCCGGCTTGGTTCCGTGTCATGCGTCTTTGCGGCTCATATCCAGCCGAACAGCACCGCAGCAATGATCGCAAACGCTGCCGTCGTCGCGGCGCTGGCAAGCGTGTCGCTTGCCAGTCTCCTTGCGTGCCGCCCTTTCATTTGGGTGCCGTGGCGAAGAGCATGGCCTCTAGCGCTTTCGGAAGCTTCGCCATGTTAGAGACCGCTATCTGCTCATCGTGGCGAAAAACCGGCTTCAAATCGCATTGGAGACCGATGCCATAATGCTCGATGCCGCGCGCCCGTTGCCTGTCAAACTCGTTGGTGAGAATTGCTGCGGGGCTGTTCGGCTGCCCGTCGCACAGCCACAACACGACGCGGCGCTGCACGCCACGCTGGGCGGCGATTTCGCGACCCGCCCAACGCGCCTCCAGGGACATGGGCGTGCCACCGCCCGGTGCGGTGCGGGACCATCGCGCCAGAAGCTTGTCGGTGTTGGCTATCTCGCCAAACGCTTTCAGAACCTGCACTGTTGCGTACGTGCGGTCGGTGAACGCGGCCGCTGCGTTTTTGGCCCCGGCGCGTTCAAGCGCTGGCATGAGTTGTGCGGCCAACCCCACGACAGCAGAAAAACGCGAGCAACGGTAGCCCAGCGCACTATCGAGGGTAACACTGTCGATCATGCTGCCAGAGGCGTCCAGCATCACGAGAACCGCCGTTTTCATGCCTGGTGTCCATGTCCGTCGCGAGAAAACGTCCTGCGCGCCAATGGCTGCGCGCGTAATCGCGCGTCGATCCAGGCGGCCCGATTGGAGCCGGTGCTCATGTGTGATCTGTTCGACCGAGCGCAATCCTCGGCGGCACGCGTCCGCCAGTGCACGAACGTCGAAATACTTGGACGCTTCGGTGATCACATTTGGAGACCCTGCGTCCAGATTTTTCGCAGCTTTCGCGGGATCAGCCTCTGCGTTCGCATAGCCCACGGGTGTTGCTGCTGCTAACGACTGTTC